GGATTGTGTAGAAGTTGTCATTTGATTTCCTTAAAAGACCCGTTAGGGCATGAATGAATTGTAAGCCCGCTTATCACGGGCTGTCAACAGTTATCTCCAAACTGAGTAAGGCTCACCGCCTGACAAAGCAATGTCGTAAGGGGAAACAACTGGGGCGTATTTGCCGCTGTTGTTCATAATGTAAACAGCGTTGTCGTAAAAATCTTCACGCAATGTGTCAAGGCGTTTTCCAGCTACTTCAACCAATGGAAAATTGGCCTCAACAACCATTACGTTAAGGGGGGTGCGTCTGTTGTATGAAAAATTTAACATCTTGATTTCCTTAAAAGACCCTGTGCGATTTGCTAGGGCATGATGTGATTGTAAGCTAGCTTAATAGTTAAAGTCTAGGTGGTTTCCCTTAAATTTGCGTAAAAAGCAACACTTTTAGCAATTATTTTGTCAATTTGTTCAATAACTGTTTGGTGTTGCATGGTGATGGCTTTTTCTGTGGCTTTGCCGCCAGTAACAGCCCAAGTCATTTGATAATCTTTTGTGACGGTGAAGTAATACATTTCACCCTCTTTGCGACTGCCCGTCACCGTGGTAGTGATCAGGCCGCTGCTGCGTTTCATTGTTCCAATTGAAATGCGGGTAGCATCGTCCAGTTGAACGGTTGATAAGGCTCTCCAGCCAAATGTGGTTTTAGAAATTTGCATGATTGATCCTTTAAATATTTGCTAATTTTTGAGCGTAGGCAACAGCCTGGTCAAACATAGTTGGCGGGTAAATTCTTGTTGTCACCACTTGTTCTGCGTCTGTGTCGATAAGGGTGACTGCGTAACCTTTTGAAACCTTGGTTACCAAAGAGGCGATGCCATCCAAAACATTGACAAATGTTGCGACTTGACTTGAAACTTGAGAAATAATCATTTTGTTCCTTTGAGGGGCTTGCGCCCCGTTGTTTAAGCTGCCAAACGTCCAACAGAGTTGAAGCCGTAACCGTCATCACCTAAAAAGGCGACACGGGCCAATGTGGGGCTAGGCTGTGTCTCACAGAAATTAAGAGCAGAAACCCGATCCATAATGCGTCTTTGATCGTTGTAATCAATTGAGTCAGCGATGTAAGCGCCTTGGCAACCGTCTTTTACAGCTGGCACTTGCAAACCGTAATATTCACAAGCTGCTTGCACAGCTGCTTGCATAACTTCTACAGTCAATTCACGCCTAACAAAAATGTAGTTAGCGCCAAAGCTAGTCTCAACACCGTCCAGACTGCTGTAGTTGTAACCTTTGTAATCGGTCATACCGTCAAAGTAAGCGCCCTCAAACATTGCCACAACATTTTTGACAGCATCGTAAGTTGGGCCGTTGGTGTAGCTGATGTTGATTGAAGCGCCCATGCTGTATGTGTTAGAGCGCACAGAGAACCGAATGCCAGGGAAAGACTCTTTGAGAGCAGCACGAACTAATTTTGCAGTTTCAGCGCATGAAAGATATTGAGTAGACATTTTTGATTTCCTTTTAAAAGACCCCGAAACGTCAGGGCATGGGTGAATATTAAGCTAGCTTAACTGGCTTGTCAAATGGTATTTATAAAGCCCCCTTAACTTTGTCGGGTATTTGACTAATTGTGTAAGTTGGCTTAATATGCAAACATGGATAAATTGCAAGCTATAAAAAACGCTGGGTCTGCAAAGAACCTGGCACAGCTGCTGGGCATTACAAGAGCAGCCATCAGCCAATGGGGAGACACAGTTCCCCAGGCTAGGGTGTGGCAATTAAAAGCATTGCGGCCTGATTGGTTTATGGTTTAAAATTGTTTGAAACACGGCTAGATGGGGCTTGATCTCCCTATCGAAAAGCGAGCCTCCCCGCCTGCCGATTGTTTCTTTAAAGTGGAGGACTGTGCGAGGAAAAATTATGCTTTTACAGCCCAAAAATTGGGCAGTCTTTCAACATTACAAAGACCGCTGTCCCCCTTGGATAAAACTTCACCGTGATTTGTTAAACGACAGATCATTTATGCGCTTGCCTATTGCTAGCAAGGCGCTTGCACCTATGCTTTGGTTGCTTGCAAGTGAGTCAAAAGACGGTGTTTTTGATGGCTCATTAGATGAACTGGTGTTTAGGCTGCACATTTCAGAAAAAGAATACCAGCAAGGGCTTCAACCGTTGATTTCAAACGGGTTTTTTGTTGTTGCTAGTGATATGCTAGCAGAACGCTATCAAGTTGCTATCCCAGAGACAGAGAGAGAGACAGAGAGAGAGACAGAGACAAAGAAAGAGGCAAAACCGCCTGAAGGCGTTACGCTTGAAGTTTGGAATTCATTTGTCAAACAAAGAAAAGCCAGGCGAGCGCAAATTACTGAACGGGTGATGGATGCAATTGTTGGACAGGCAAAGTTGGCTGGCTGGACACTTGAGGAAGCATTGAATGAAATTGTTGTCAGGAACTGGCAAACATTCAAGGCTGCATGGGTGAAAGAAAAATTAACCCGTTCTGAGGAACGTCAAAACGTGATGGCAGAGTTGACCAGGGGCAAATCAATCCCACAAACGCCATTCTGGGCTAAACCTGAGACTGTAATTTTGGAGGCTGAAAATGTGGAACGAAAACGACTTTTGTGATGCCGACTCAGGCTTTGATTATATCTTTGGAATGATGAACGCCATTTACGGTTCACGGTTTATCACCCATTGGCAAGACGTTGACCCAACGCTGGTGCGTGAAACATGGAAACGATGCCTGGGCAGATTTTTGACCTACAAGCCAAGCCTGGATTTTGCCCTTGACAAACTTGACAAAGACTTTCCCCCCAGCGCATTGGCTTTTCGGGATATGTGCAACCAAGGCCCGTCAATCCCTGTTAAACCGCCAACTGAAGTTTTGATTGAGCGAAAGAAAACGCTGCACGAACAAATTGAAAGCGACAGGATTAGAGCAGAGGCGCTTGCAAAATTGGCTGCTATGAAAAAGCAATACGCAAAATGACCCACTATGAAGCAAACAGAATTCTTGATCGGGTCAGAGAAGGCCAACAATTTAGCGAGTTTGTCATCACAAGAGCGCTTGAACTTACGGGAGACTATGAGGCAATCGGAAGCAATGGAATGGATCAAGCGATTCAAAAAGAAAGCGCTGGAGGAAGGCAGGGGCGAGGCCCATTACTGGTTTCAACAAGTAATAGCGGACATTGCCAAGAAGCGAGGCCAAGCAGCTGCTGATGATTTACGCAAACGTATGAACGATTTAAAAAATAAAAAATGATCCAAATAATTTTTACGGTTTACGGGCATCCCATAGCCAAAGGCAGACCAAAGTTTTCAACCAGGGGGAAGTTTCCCGTTGCTTACACCCCTGAAAAGACAAAAACCTATGAAACCGAGGTTGGAATGATGGCAAAGGCGGCAATGGGTTCTTCAGAAGCCCTAGAAGGGGCATTAGAGGCGTTTATTTACGTTACCTTTCCCGTTCCCGCCTCATACTCAAAAAAACGCACAGAGGCTTGTTTAAACGATTCTGAGAAACACACAAAACGCCCCGATTTGGATAACGTCATCAAGTCGGTCATCGATGGCATGGACAAAATTGTGTTTGATAACGACTCGCAAATCACATCCATCCACGCCACAAAGGTCTATGGTGAAGTGGCAAAAGTAGAAGTTTTAGTGAGGCAAGCATGAGCAAATCATGGTTATTGATCTTTTTTTACTTGGTAGCGTTTTGCTCGGTGTTTGTCTATTTTTTGAGGCAATTTTTATGATTGTTACCCTACACAACTCACAACAAGCGCATTCAGTCCTAAAAGACTTGTGGCCAAAGATCAAAGAAACATTGCAAGCGGGCAAGCAATTGCGCTTAGAAGTCAAAAAAGCCACTCGCAGCACAGACCAAAATGATATGTTTCACGCCTTAATTGACAAGGTTTATAAAGCCATGAAGGTGGTTGGCTCAACGTGGTCAGCGGACGATTGGAAGCGTCTTTTAATCGATCAATGGGCGCATGAGACACAACGCAAGATTGGCAAGATAGCCCCAAGCCTAGACGGTGAGAGGGTTGTTCAATTAGGACTACAAAGCCACAAATTCACCAAAGAGGAAGGCTCGGAGTTTATTGAATGGCTTATGTGTTGGATGGCCGAAAAGGGAATATAGGCATGAAATGTCCAATTTGCGGTACACGCAAGAACAAAGTTTTAGACACAAGAGCAAACCCCGAATTTATTCTTAGAAAGCGGGAATGCGACAACTTTCACAAGTACCAAACCAAAGAATATGCAATATCCGAAACACCCGTATGTGAGAAGCCAGAAACTGCTAAAGCTAGTGGCGGCTCTCTCTTGTCAAAGTTGTGGCATGGACAATGGCATTCAAGCGGCTCACAGTAATTGGGGTGGTGGTAAGGGTAAGGGCATCAAAGCCGATGACAACTTAGTGGCCGCTTTGTGCCTGAAATGCCATTACGAAATAGACCAAGGGGCGCATCTATCTAAGGATGAGCGCAAAGAAATGTGGTTAAAAGCCCACACCGCAACGATTGAGGCACTTGGTGACCGATGGCCTACCGAAGTGCCAATCCCTCACTTACCCTTGTGAGCCTTGTCCAAGCCTTGAGCCTCATGTTGCTTTAGTTCTTTTTCTACGGCTTTGATACGTGACATTTCAGAGCGATGCTCGGAAACCTTTTCATAGTGCATAGGCTGCTTTGGGGTGCTAGATTTAGCGGAAGTAATTTTAAAATTTGTGGCCATGACAAATCCTGTTAAAATGGTGGTTGACATTGTGCCATATTCGGCATAAAGTCAAAACCATAAATTCTTTGCAAGGAAAATATCATGGGTAAAATGGACACAACAATGGCTAAAAGCACCACAGGCGCAACACCCCCTAAAGGTGCTGAATCGTCTGACCGCACAGGCGAACGCATGGAAAAAATGCGTGGCGGTGTGGCAATGGGTAAAGAGGACAAGATGGGTGCTGATCACCAGTTCAATACTGGGAAGACCAACGGCATCTGCTACACAAAAACCAAGTCAGAGTACCGTTAAAAAATGGCTGTCTCCCTGTCCTCCATGATGGGGATGGGACAGCCAGCCCCTCAAAGGGCGCAAGCGGTTGCCCCTGCTAACCCTATTGAACAAGCGTATTTTCAGCGCTTGGCAAGTCAATATCCACAGTTGATTCAGGAATATGCAGCGCATCCTGAGTCAAAGGGCGGGCGCATTATTAATACTGACGTAGCCAGGGAAATGTCGCCTGAGTACAGATCAGACCGCACCAGGTCAGCTGATGTGCATGAGCCATCTAGCACTTTTATGAAACAGCTGTATGCGGAAAAGCTAAAGAACCCCACACCTAAAGGCATGGATAACACCGTTGTCTTTAGTGCTGGCGGCACAGGCGCTGGCAAAACCACAGCGTTAGATTTGTTGGAAAGTGTCGATCCCGCCCTAAAACGGTCGGAGATGATTTACGACACAAACATGAACAAGTTTGACTCTGCTGACAAAAAGATCAAACAGGCATTAGATGCCAAGCGCAAGGTTCGTATTGTCTACACTTACCGTGACCCAGCTGAAGCGTTGGAGTTTGGCGCATTGAGCAGGGCCAGCCGCATGGAAAAGGAAAAAGGTTCAGGCCGCACCGTTCCAATTGAAGAACATTTAAAGACTCACATTGGCGCACGCCAGGTCATTGAGGAACTTCAAAAGAAATACAAGGGCAACCCCAAGGTAAACATTCAAATTGTTGATAACTCCAAAGGTAAGGGTAAGGCTATTGCAAGCCAGCTTGACAAGCTACCTAAACTAGAGGAAAATGAAGTACGAAGGAGGTTACATGAAACACTTGAGCGAGTTAGAGGCAGCGGCATTGGCGGCAAGGAGAGAATCTCCGATGCCATCTACCGAGGCACATCAGGAAAAGTTCTCTGATTACAAAGAAGGAAGAATTTTTGATTTAGAGAACAAGGGTTTTGCTGAACGCCTGGCTGCGGGATTAAACAAAGCAGTTTTGGCTAGAGAGGCAAAATGACTGAGAAATGCGAAAATTGTAAATACTTTCGTGACTCTCAGATTATGGGTAGTTGCAGACGTTACCCAACATTACAAAACAAACACGCAAATGATTGGTGTGGAGAATTTGTAGTTGCCATCATCCATGAGGATGTTTTGCCCGTCCCTGTGGCGGGTTCTTTTTTACCTAAAAAACGTGGCAGACCAGCAAAGAACATCAAATGAACTTGCAACCTTTAAAAGACAAAATACTTGTGCGCCCCGAAAAGCGCATTCAAAGCACGTTATATATTCAATCAGCAGAAGCCGAGAGCCGTGGAACGGTCATGGCGGTTGGCCCTGAAGCCCAAGCCGAAGGTTTGAATGTTGGTGACAAGATTGCGTTTGGTACATTCCACAAAGACTACAAAGATGAATATCTAAAGTTTGAGGAAATCAAGCACAATGACGAGCGCCTACTTAAAATGAGTTGGCAAGATGTTTGTTTTGTAATGGAGGAATGATCATGGCAAGTAAACCTGGCCTTTATGCCAATATTCACGCTAAACAAGAGCGCATTAAAGAACAAAAAGCAGAGGGAAAGCCCGTTGAGCGCATGAGAACGCCTGGCTCAAAGGGCGCACCTACTGCCGCAGCTTTCAAACAATCCGCTAAAACGGCTAAGAAATAATCATGGCAAAGCACGACAAACCTATTCCGCACAAGACAACGGGCAAGGACAAGACCTATAACCCTACCGAAAAGGGTGCAGGAATGACCGCCAAAGGTCGTGCGGAGTACAACGCCAAGAACAATTCAAACCTAAAACCGCCCGCCCCTAATCCCAAGACAAAAGCGGATGAAGGTCGTAAGGCAAGTTTCTGCGCCCGAATGGAAGGCGTGGTTAAAAATGCCAAAGGGCCAGCGGAACGAGCCAAAGCGTCCCTCAAGAATTGGAATTGTTAGAATTACCCAATGACTGAAACAAAACGCCCCGTTGGTCGCCCATCCCTTTACAAACCTGAGTATTGTGAGGAAGTGATAGCCTTGGGCAAAATTGGCAAAAGCGTGGAACAGATTGCTTCTAGGTTAGGGTTTTCCCTACGCACAATGTATCAATGGCGTGATGATCACCCCGAATTTTTGCACGCCATGGAGGAAGCCAAGGAACATGAGCAAGCGTGGTGGGAAGATCAAGCCGATTCTTACATGGTTGAGACTAAAGACGGGCCAAGATTAAACGCAACGATTTGGTCAAGGTCAATGGCTGCACGATTCCCTAAGAAGTACCGTGAGCAAGTGAAACAAGAGATTACGGGCGCAGATGGCGCACCTTTGTTGGCTGGCATCCAAGTCACATTTGTGAAGCCAAGTGAAAGTTAATACGCATGGGGATTGGAAGATGGTTCTAAGTCCCGAACCATTGGGCGACTCGACGGAGTTATCTTTGAAACCTAATCCCCAGCCGTATTAAAAATGTCTGAAGTTTCTCAAGCTATTGCAAAGGCTGAGTTCCCACTCAAGCTAGAGTGCCTGTTTAAGCCATCACGCTATAAAGTCCTATACGGTGGGCGAGGCGGTGCTAAGTCATGGGGGGTTGCTAGGGCATTGCTCATTAAAGGCGCACAAGCCCCGTTAAGAGTGCTTTGCGCCCGTGAATTCCAAACATCTATCAAAGACTCGGTTCACAAGCTGCTATGCGATCAAATCATGGCGCTTGGAATGGAAGGGTTCTATGAGATCACCCAAGCATCAATCAGGGCAAAAAATGGCACAGAGTTCAGCTTTGTGGGCTTAAAGAACAATGTTGCTAACGTCAAGTCTTATGAAGGCGTTGACGTTTGTTGGGTTGAGGAAGCCCAAACCACAAGCCGAATGTCATGGAATGTGCTAATCCCTACTATTCGTAAAGAAAAGTCAGAAATATGGGTCACGTTTAACCCTGAGTTGGAAACCGATGAGACTTATCAACGGTTTGTACTAAACCCTCCCGAAGATTGCATCGTGCAAAAGGTCAATTGGTCTGACAACCCTTGGTTTCCTGAAACGCTGAAACTTGAGAAAGATGCCCTCAAAAACCGTGATCTTCAAGCCTACAACGTGGTTTGGGAAGGTTTATGCCGACAAACGGTGGATGGGGCAATCTTTGCCAAAGAAATGCAAATGGCCGAGTTAGATGGGCGCATCACAAAGGTCAACTACGATGCCACAAAGCCCGTACACGCCATTTTTGACTTGGGTTGGAGTGATGCCACGGCTATTTGGTTCTTGCAGTTCATAGGCATGGAAACACGGCTTATTCGCTACATTGAGGGCAATCAGCAGACCATGAGTGATTACTTAGCCAAGATGCAAACCTTTGGCTATGTCTATGACACCCTTTGGCTGCCACATGATGCCGAGAACAAGACCTTGGCGGGCAATGGCAGAAGCATTGAGGAAATTGTGAGGGCAGCGGGTTATAAGACCAAAATTATCCCTAGAACGCCCATCATGGACTCAATCAATGCTGCTAGGACAATCTTTAGGAATATGTGGTTTGACCGTGAGAATTGTCACGAAGGCTTGCAATGCTTACGCCATTACCGTTACGATGTAGACCCAGACACCAAGCAATTTAGCAAAACGCCATTGCACGACAATTACTCACATGGTGCGGATGCGTTCAGGTACATTGGTTTAATGGTCAACGAGCCGAGACAAGCTAGAAAGCCAAGAGCAAACGCAAATTATGGTAGCGATTATTCTTGGATGAGTTAAAATGACTCCAAATCACTTAGGGCAACATCATGGCTGATGATTACGACAAACGAATTCAAGAAGCAATAGAGTTTCTCAAGTTTGCTAACGATGCGGACACGATGAACCGTCAGGAAGCGCTTGAGGATTTGAAGTTTGGTGCTGGTGATCAATGGCCTGTTACCTTGCAAAACTCACGCAATCTTGAGTCACGCCCTTGTATTACGGTGAACAAGGTGGACAACTATTGTCGCCAAGTCTCTAATCAGCAACGCCAACAACGTCCCCGAATCAAAGTCCATGCCACAAATACGCATGAGGACATGGTTGACGCACAGACAATCAGCGGAATTATTCGCCACATTGAGGTCAATTCCAATTCCGATCATGCTTACGACAATGCGTTTGAATATGCGGTTCGCATGGGTTGGGGCTATGTGCGAGTGCGTACAGACTATGTGTCCGAGGATTCTTTTGACCAAGAAATCTACATTGACCCTGTGGATAACCCATTTACGGTGTACTTTGACCCCAACTCGGTAGCACCCGATGGCTCTGACGCTGACCGTTGTTTAATTACAACAATGATGCTAAAGACCGAATTCCGCAAGCTATACCCTGACGCTGATGACGGTGGCACAAGTTTCACCCAACGTGGAACGGGTGACTCACAATCCGAGTGGATTACCAAAGAGGACATTCGCCTTGCCGAGTATTACTACACGGTCAGAGAAAAAGCAAAGCTATACCTTTTAAGTGATGGTTCATCGACATTTGCTGATGACAAAGACTTCTTTAACCGCCTCGCTGCTTACGGCATTGAAGTGGTTGATACCCGTGATTCATTCAAGAAAACCATCAAGTATTGCAAGATGACTGCGGTTGAGATTCTTGAGGAACGTGATTGGGCGGGCAAATACATTCCAATCGTTCCCGTTTATGGCCGACACATTGTCATTGGCGATAAGCGCAAGAAGTTTGGCATGATTCGCTATGCCAAAGACCCACAAAGAATGTATAACTTTTGGCAAACCGCCATTACCGAAGGCGTTGCATTAGCACCCAAGGCAAAATGGTTGTTGGCCGAGGGTCAAGATGAGGGTCATGAAAACGATTGGGCTAATGCCAATATCAAGTCATTCCCAGTTCTACGGTACAAACAAACCGACATTGACGGTCGCCCCGCCCCCGTTCCCGTTCGATTACAACCTGAACCGCCACAAGCGGGTATTATGGCTGCGGCTGCGGGCGTTGACGATGATATTAAGAACATCATGGGCGTGTTTGACCCCGCACAACTTGGTCAAGGCAACATTTCGGGCAAGGCATTGAATGGCCAACAACAACAAGTTGACCTGACAAACTTTGACTATTACGACAACCTAACACGGTCAATTTCCCATATTGGCAAGATTTGCTTAGACCTTATTCCCAAAATCTACGATACCGAGCGTGTCATGCGGATTATTGGCGATGATGGAAAGCCCGAACTATTGATGATCAATCAACGTGACTCGGTTGGCAGAGTGCTGAACGACATTACCGTGGGTCAATATGATGTGGTTATGGAGACAGGGCCAGGCTACAACAGCAAGCGCCAAGAGGCCGTGGACAATATGCTTCCGCTACTTTCTGCCGCCCCCGAACTCATGCAAGTGGCGGGTGACTTGGTGTTCCGCAACATGGATTGGCCTGGCGCTGACATCATTGCAGACCGCCTAGCCGCTGCTAACCCAATGGCTCAAATTGACGACAAGTCTAAAGTGCCTCCGCAAGTGCAGATGCAATTGGCCATGGCGCAGAAGCAGATTCAGGAACTTACGCAAGCGCTACAAGCCAAAGATATGTTGTTGCAGAGCCGTATGGACGTTGAGCAATTGCGTCAAGACTCCGAGACTAAGCGCACATTGATGAAAGAGACAGGCCGAGCAAATGAGGCTGAAGTGCGTGAACAAAGTGATCGTGTTGAGATGCAAATGCGTGTGGAAGGCCAAGCCAACGACACGGTTATCAATTCTCAGACAAGGCTAGAGATTGAAAGAATGAAGCAACAGATTGCTCTTGTGTTGGCTCAAATGGATAAAGGCGCATTAAATTCCGCAAATGCCGAGGCAACAGAACGGGCTATTTGATTTTGTAAAGAATATGTGGTAAAAACCGCTAAACCGTACCTATGAGGTTCATAGGGCTAAATCGTAGGGATACGTATGTCCGATAAAGAAGCTAGTCAAATATTGACAAGCGAGAATGCAGCAGAATTTTATGCAAACAGATTAGGTTTAGCTGAATCTGAATCAGAGCCTGTGGCGGTTGAAGAAGCCGAGCCAGAAGCTGAAGATGAGCAGAGTGAACCGAAAGAGGCAGAAAAGGAAGCAAACCAAGAGGGTGAGCGAAAGCAAAATCCTAAACTTGAAAAGCGGTTTTCAGAGATAACCAAGCAACGTGAGGAAGCCCGTAAAGAGGCACAATCCGAGCGTCAAGCTAGGATAGAACTAGAACAGCGTTTGGCGGCACTAGAGCAACAGAGACAACCACAACAGGCGGTTAATGTTGATCAAGAGCCACAACCGAGTCAGTTTAGCGATGCGTTTGAGTATGCGAAGGCTCTAGCCGAGTATTCGACAGAAAAGGCGTTAGCGGAACGTGACAGGCAAGTAGCACAGGCTAGAGAGCAAGAAGCGCAACAAAAGATTATTCAATCTTGGGCGCAGAAGGTTCAAGAAGCTAAAGCTGAATTGCCCGATTTTGATGATTTGGTCGCAGCAAGTGACGTAGTTGTAAACAACGCAGTCCGAGATGCAATTTTAGAAAGTGATGTAGGCCCAAAAATCCTGTACCACTTAGCTGAAAACAATGACCTAGCCAAAAAGATCGCAGGGTTGAGTCCTAATGCAGCGCTTAGAGAGATTGGGAAATTGGAAGCAAGGTTTGAGGTGAAAGCCGAGACTAAGCAAACGAATCCTCTTGTGAAAAGTAAAGCACCAGCACCGATTCAACCGATTCGAGGCGGGCAAGGCAAGGCTGATGTACCGATTTCCGCTGATGGCGAATTTCATGGTAGTTATCAGGCTTGGAAGGCCGCCCGTAAAGCGGGAAAAATTCGGTAAACCTAATCTATTTGGAGTCCAAAAATGGCTAATAATTTATTGACGATAAGCAAGATCACCAACGAAGCGTTGATGGTTTTGGAAAATGAGTTGACTTTCACAAGTGAAGTTGACCGTAACTATGATGACCAGTTCGCTGTTGTCGGTGCAAAGATTGGTAACACAGTCAATGTCCGCAGACCTGGCCGTTTCATCGGAACAACAGGCCCAGCCCTGAATGTGGAAGATTTTAACGAGACTTCAGTTCCCGTTAGCTTGTCCACACAGTTCCACGTTGACACTCAGTTCACAACACAAGACTTGGCTTTGTCCTTGGATATGTTTAGTGACCGTGTGTTGAAGCCCGCTATTGCAGCGATTGCCAACAAGATTGACCGTGATGGTATGTCTATGGCTACATTGCAAACCGCCAACATCGTTGGTACTGCTGGCACACCCCCAACTGGTCTGATCACATACCTGACTGCGGGCGCTTACCTTGACTCTGAAGGCGCACCCCGTGATGGCCGTAGATCATGTATCGTTGAGCCTTTCACATCGGCAACGATTGTTGATAGCTTGAAGGGTTTGTTTGTCCCCTCTGACCGTATTGGCAATCAATACGAAAAGGGTTTGATGGGTCGTGACTCTGCGGGCATGAACTGGAAGATGGATCAGAACGTGGTGAGCCAAACCTTTGGTAACAACTCCACAACAACTGTGACCGCTTCTGTTGCTACCACAACTGCAACGGGCTTCCTGACCACTGGTTGGGCATCCTCAAGCACTATCAGCGTGACTGCGGCTAACACGGGAACAATGAATCTTAATGCTGGCGATGTCATTACGATTGATGGCGTTTTCGCAGTTAACCCACAGAATCGTCAAGCGTATGGCACAAACAAACTCCGCAACTTTGTTGTGAAGTCTACAACCGCCATTGCTTCTGGTTCTACTGTCTCTGTTGTGGTCAGCCCTGCGGTGATCACTGCGGGTCAGTTCCAAAACGTGTCAATTCCTACAACCTCTGCCACGGCTGCGGTGACTCAGTTCAACAAAGTTGGTACTGTTTCCCCACAAAATATCATTATGCATCGGAATGCATTTACGTTGGCCTGCTGCGATCTCGAGCTACCTGAGGGGGTCCACTTTGCGGGTCGTGCAAGCGATAAGGAAATTGGTTTGTCAATGCGTGTTGTGCGTCAGTACACAATTAACAATGACTCCATTCCTACCCGTTTGGACGTTCTATATGGCTGGGCGCCTCTGTACCCCGAACTCGCTTGCCGAGTCGCTGCCTAATGGTCAAGGGGGGTTTAAACGCCCCCCGTTCTAAACTTTATTTAAGGAATACATATCATGGCAAATCCAGGCCCAGCAAGTAGCACAACGATTCACCCATCCAATTTGGCATCTAACCAAGCAATTCGTCTTTTAGGCGTTGCAATTGGTGTGAACGTCAATGCAACGGGTGATCAAGCGGTTATCGCAATCAACAACTCCACAAACTACTCTGTTAGCAATGTGGTTTTCACCAATGCTTCAATTTCATTGACAACTGCCGCAGCGGGTCTGTTTACAGCCCCTAGCGCAGCGGGTACAGGAATTGTCGCCAATGCCGCTTTGTCGGCTTTGACATCCGCAACCGTAGTGTCACAACGCACCGTTGCTGCCACAGGCATTCAAACGGGTCAAAACCTGTATCTGAATGTTGGCACGGCACAAGGCGCAGCCGCTACGATGGATGTTTACGTCTATGGCTACGACTTCAGCACATTCAGCTAAATCCTGATGTGATGTGAGAAAGAGCCACTCTCAAAAGGGGTGGCTTTTTCTTTATTTAGCGTTACAATTTACTCATTCTCTAAAGGAATCATCATGCCCTCTACTACCCTAGCCCGTGGCAATGCGTTGCAAACATTTTATGTTGGCCCGTCCTTGACCCCTGCTGCTGTTGCAGCGGCAACCACTGCGGCACAAACATTTACCGTGCCAGGCCTTTTGTCAACAGATCACGTTTTGGTGGCTTGTCAAGCGGCTCAAACTGCGGGTGTTTTTATCGCTGACGCACGTTGCTCTGCCGACAATACACTAAGCATCCAATTTGGAAATGTCACTGCGGGATCGTTAACTCCTACCGCTGGCACATACCTTGTGGATGTGATTCGGTTTGAAGGCCCATTACCCACAACAGCGGGCTAATCATGTCTAATACAACGGTCTTACGCCCCGTAGGAGTCACAACCGCCATTTCGGTGGCGGCTTCTTCTACCACTGCTACGCAGATCAAGGCAAGCACCAATGACCAAGTTAACTACGCCTCTTTCATCAACACGGGTGCTACCTATGTTGCTGTAAGCCTTGGCGATGCTAACGTGGGTGCGGCTGTTTTGCCCGTCAGCGGTTCAACCACAGGGAACTTTGTGTTACCCGCCTCAATGACAGTTCCGATTGTCTTGGCAGTACCCGCAAGCCCTTACTACGTCCGACTGATTGGTTCAGCCGCTGGCCCGTCAATTGTTTACATCACCCCTGTGGGCGATCAAAGCTAAAAGGAAAAACCCATGTCAAGCACTAATTCCGTTGCAAACACATCTACTACAAACATTGTCCCTGTGCAAGCTGAGTTTGATTCAGCGGGCGCTTGCTTGGGTTTGGTTGGGCCAGCGGGGGCTTACTTTAGCCCTCCGATTACAGGCTCAACAATTAATAACACAGTCATTACAGGCTCAACAATTAACAACACGGTCATTGGTGGCACAACCCCCGCTGCCGTGACGGGAACAACCGTTTACGCTTCAAGCGAACTTGGTTACTCAGCTGCCGCACAAGGAACTGTTACCCAATTGACAAGCAAGTCAACTGCGGTGACTTTAGATAAGTCTGCGGGTCGTATCACAATGAACAACGCTTTATTAACTACTGCAACTAATGCAACTTTTACGTTAAATAATTCAACGATCAGCGTTAACGATACTGTAATTTTGACAATTTCTGGTGGTCAAGCCACGCCTGGCTCATACAACGTATTTGCTAATGGTTTGGCTGCGGGTAGTGTTAGCATTTCATTACGCAACATTTCAGGTGGTTCATTGTCTGAAGCCGTTGTGATTAACTTTTGCGTGATTCATAACGCCTAATCCGCTTACTAAAGGAACATCATGGGAACTTTAGTCTTTCAATCTTCAGCGGGTGGATCGGTCAATTTACTTGCCCCTAGCACAAGTTCCACAACCAACTTTACTTTGCCTTTAGCCGATGGTGCTAACGGTCAGGTTCTTAAAACCGATGGTAGTGGCACATTGGCGTTTGGCGCAGTTGGGATCACGGGTGGTGGAACGGGCGTTTCTAGTGTGCCTACAAACGGTCAATTGTTGATTGGCAATGGGTCAAGTTACACATTGGCAACATTGACACAAGGAAGTGGCATCACCATTACAAATGGCTCGGGGTCAATCACAATTTCAGCGGGCGGTGGTAGCACGGGCGCTAATATTTTTATGCAAACTAATTTTGGGGGTTTTTAATCATGGCAGTCACAGCAACACCTGTTTTTACGCAAACGCCAAACGTAGGCGCAACAAATGCCGTTTTAAGCACGGCAATGACCAACACAACCGCTTTTGACGGTACTCAAGCCGTTGGCACGGCCATGGTGCTTGTCTTTACTGCGGGTGCTGATGGCGCTCGTATTGATCAAATTATGTGTCGTTTGGCTTCAACCAATGGTGCAACCGCATCGGGTACTTCATCGGCAACGGTTGTTCGTTTTTGGATTAACAATGGTGCTGCTAATACAACGGCAAGCACAAACATTTTTTTAGGTGAAGTAGCTATCCCCGCAACGGCCGTGACCGCCTTGGGAACAACGGCTTTGACCATTTATCCATTGACGATTCCTAGTGTGGGTTTGAACCTCCCTGCAACTTACAGAATTTATGCGGGTACAACGGTAGCGGCTGGTGGTACAAACATTGGTATCGCTGTTTCTGCATTTGGTGGAAATTACTAAAATGTCACAGCCCAATCAACCTAGTTCATTTAATTATGTTGTAAATGACAGACCAACTAATGTTCAAGAATTTATTTTTTCTAGTAGATGGGTTAAACCGCCAAACGCTAATTATGTTCAAGTAGAACTTTGGGGCGGTGGCGGTGGTGGTGGCAGTGGTCGTAGAGGTGCGGCTGTTAGTCAAAGATCAGGCGGTGGTGGTGGTTCTGGGGCCGCTTATGTTAGTGTTATTTACAAGGCTAGTGACATACCATCTATTGTATCTGTGACCATTGGTGCGGGTGGTAATGGTGGTGCAGCTGTAACCGCAGATAGCACTTCTGGAAATCAAGGAACTTCTGGCGGAAACACAATTTTTGTTGGTTACTTAACCGCTTATGCTGGTGCTTTTGGTGCGGGAGGTTCAGATGCGGCAAATGGTTGTGGCGGTGGTGGTGGCGGTAGTGGTGGTGCTGGAAATGGTGGAAGTGCGGGTGCGGCTCATGCAGATGGTGGCCTCCCATTTACACAATATTATGGCGGTACTAGTAATTTTAATAATATTAGCGGTGGCGGTGGTGCGGGTTCGGGAACTAGCAGTGGTGGAAATGCTGAACGTGGTGGAGGCGGTGGTGGTGGTTGCTCCGCTGCTGGTGCGGGTGGCGGTGGCGGTGGTGCTTCATTGCTTGGCCCTGGCGGTGGTGGGGCTGGCGGTGGCATAAGTAGCGCAAATGTTGCAAGCGCTGGCGGTGCAGGAGGTGGAACTAATAGGTATCTAGCTGGTGGTGGTGGTACTAATGGTACGGTAGCCGCTTCACCAACTTGTAATGGAGGCGATGGAACTATTAGTGCAACTGGCTCTGGAAGTGGTGGCGGAGGTGGTGCGGCAAATTCTGTTAGTCCAACCCCAGCGGGTAATGGTGGAGCTGGCATAAGAGGCTCTGGCGGTGGCGGTGGCGGTGCTTCATTAAATGGCACAAACTCTGGTGCTGGCGGTGCGGGTGGTGCTGGATTTGCAAGAATTACTACATATTAAGGTAAATATGGACAGATACGCAATTATTGAAAATGGCTTAGTGGTAAATGTTGTCATTGGACAACCCGAACTAGCACCTAATCAAATTTTGGTGGAATGTGAATATGGTGGAATAGGTTGGACTTACGCTGATGGTGTGTTTACTGCCCCTGTGATGGTTGAGCCAACCGTTACTACACCAACTAAAGAAGAACTACTTGCTCAATTGCAAGCCTTAACTGCCCAAATTCAAGCGTTAAATTAATTATGAAGTTTGATTTGTTCAAACATTTATTGTGAAATAGTAAGGAAAACCTATGACCGTGCCTTATGACGTAATTAGTAGAGCGCTTAAGGACATAGGCGCATTGGAGGCGGGTGAAACGCCAACGCCAGACGCAGCGCTTGATGCGTTTGACATGATGAACGACATGATTGACCAATGGTCAAATGAAAACATGATGGTTTTCAATGTCACCGAAATCATTTGCCCCGTCATTTCGGGACAAACTCAATACACGATTGGCCCTAACCCATCGACTTTAAACTTTATCGGTGCGTCTTTTACAGGCTCAATCACGGGTAATATTTTGACCGTTACGGGCATTTTGTCGGGCGCTTTGGCACAAGGGCAAACCCTAAGTGGAACGGGAATCACAGCGGGAACAAAGATTACGCAATTCTTGACGGGTGCGGGTGGCAACATCAATGAGCAAGGCACTTACCAAGTCAACATTAATCAAACCGTTGCCTCAACAACCGTCACGGCTTACTACCAAAAGCCACTTAACATTGATTCGGCATTTGTTAGGGTAAACACTACATCTAATGGTCAGCCGATTACGGGTGGTGGTTTGGATTACCCCATGTCGGTTCTTGCTTTGCAAGATTACGAAATGATTGGTTTAAAAACGCTAAGTGGCCCGTGGCCAAAAGCGGTTTACTTTAACCCAGGCACTGAATCGGGAAACTTGTTTGTTTGGCCTAGCCCCTCACAAGGCGAACTTCACTTGTTTGCCAATACCTTGTTTAGCCGTTATGAATCTATGTATGATGACATAACATTGCCACAAGGCTATTCAATGTGCCTTAGATGGTGTTTAGCCGAGCGTTTGATGCCTATGTATGGCAAAGCCTCTGCAACGCAAATAGCGATGATTCAGACCTTTGCGGGTCAAGCCAAAGCTACCCTCAAACGCACAAACATGGCCCCTCTAGCGGTGGCACGTTACCCCGATGCTTTGCAAACGGGTAGAGCCAAGGATGCGGGTTGGATTTTAACTGGCGGCTTTATTTAAGGGGCTACCATGCCAGATTTTGGTTTTGTTGGCGCATCGTATGAAGCACCGAGTATTTATCAAGATGCTCAAGAGTGCATCAATTTCTTTCCCGAAGTTGACCCCGCTAAACAGCAAGGGGAACGGGGGGTGGTGGCGCTTTACCCCACGCCTGGCCTCACCGTCAAAGCTGTTTTACCCAACGCACAAGAGGTTCGTGGGCTGCACACAATTTCGGGTGGTGAGCAATTAATTGCGGTTTGTGGGCCTTATGTATATTCACTAACTTCTAATTTAGTGCCTACCGTAATTGGTCAACTTAATTCCAGTTCTGGAATAGTGCGGATTACCGACAACGGGGTCAATGTCTATTTGGTTGACGGTGCTTTTCGTTACACATTCCGCATTTCTAGCCCCGCCTCTGCCGTGTTCACAGGCTCTATTAGTGGAACTGTTTTAACCGTCACGGGCGTTTCAAGTGGCACGATTGCCGCTGATCAAGCATTGTTTGGCGTTGGCGTTGACAATGAAACCGTTATTACGGGCTTGTTAACGGGTTCGGGTGGCGTT